GATTCCGCCCAAAACGGTGACGGTCGTCCAATGAGTGCTTTGAAAACGGTGCCTGACGTGATCGCACCAGCCGCAAACTCGCCCTTGTCAGCCAACAGGCTGAACCGAACGGTGTTCGCAGAGGAGACGGTACACATACCAATAGCAGAATCAGTCCCGTCGTTCAGGTCGATTGCAAGACTCCAACCAATACACATATCGCCCAGGGCAACGCCTGTGACGGTCATATCATATTCGAAGGTGTCGGTGATTGCAATGGCAACGTCTTGAAGAATCGTCGCTTGAAGCTGGAAAAACTCGGAGAAGAAACCTCCGAACTGACCGCGCCCGCGCCGAGTCCTCACAACTGTAGCTGCATTAGCCATAGTGAATACCTCGAAAGAAAAGCCCCGCCCGAAGGCGGGGCGTTGGGTTACGCAGGAACGATGAGGGCCACACCCGCGTCGTTGCGAAGCTCTGCCACGCCGTAGATAGTATCTACGACGAACAGATCACCCAGCCAGTTGAGCTTGTACTGGGTCTGCGCGCGAGGACGCAGTTGCTCTGCAAGAGCGAAGGCTGACTTGTGAAAGTAGAGAACCACACGCGGCGTGACAGTACCCGAGAGGGTCGAAGTCGTGCCGGCGTCAGTGCTCACCATAACCGGCGAACCGTAGAGGTTACCGATCTGGCCCGTCTTGATGGGACTTCCGTCGCCCTGGAAGGCTTGCTCCGTGTAACGCGGGATACCCAAGAGGGACTCACGCGTGACAGGCGGAACCACCCACGCACGATTGGTCAACGGGACGTTGACATCATCGAGCCGACGCATTGAGCGCCGAACACCAGCGTCCGCTAGAGCAGCGGCGTTACCGGCGTCGAAGTGACTCCATGCCGTAGCGCCGTCGGACCCGATAAGGGCCTGCGCGCCGTAGAGCATGGTCGGGACATCGGGGGTACCCGGACTTGCATCCAGTGTTCCACCCTGTAGGCCCGTGCCTAGGTTGGTTAGGTTGAAGTCGATCTGACGACCAATCGCGTAACCAGCGTCATCCATGTAAGCCTGTCGCAGGGACGGTAGGGCCTGGATGGCCGGCATGTCCTCAAGCAACTTGGCGTAGTGGTAGTGCAGTTCGAGCGAGATGTTCGTCACACTGTGAGTCGGGGCGGTGACCACGACCTCAGTGTCGGCTGCCTTGACGGAAGCCAGCGACCGTGTGAAGTTGGGGATGTGAAGTACATCGCCCTTCTTCTTGTTGTGGTTGTACAGAGTCACCAAGCCCCGCATGACATTGTTCGCCTTATAGGCGGCGATTACTTCCATGAGCCAAAGCTCGGGGATGTAATTGGCAGCGGAGGTGATGGTAATCTGTGCTGAGCCTAAAGCCATGATGATTACCTTTGAGAGTTAAGGCGCTGCCCCGATCTACTGGGGACCTTGCATCGCGCCCGGAGGTTGAAAGATGGTTGCTATTTGATCCGGCCTTCTGCTTGAGCCTTCTCGAACTCGGGGTAAAGCATATTGTACCGCTCTCTGTCACTGTTGTAGAGGCGCATGATCTCAGCGGCAAGGTACACCTTACCGGAGGATTTGCCTGCACTCTTGCCTCCGCCACTTTCCGTAGCTGCGGCGCGAACCGCTGCCGTCTTGGCGTTGGCGGTACCACTATTGTCGCCGCCGGTCTGCGCTGCCGTGTGCTCGTTATAAGCAGTAAACAACTCAGAGGCCGCGCTAAAGTCGTGGGCGTCTGCCTTCTGGTAGAGGTTGGAGCGATAGGGTGATGCTTTAACCCAGTCGGCAAACTCAGGGGTCCGCACTTGTTCCGCATATTGCGGGAAGGCTGCGGTGAACTGGCCTTGCTCGACGTTCTTGTTGGTCCCAACGAGTGCGTCCATAAGCGGGGCGATAGATTTGTCGATCATCTTCTGCGTTGCCGCAGCAGAGTTCTCTTCAAACTCTTCGCCGGTCGGGTCGGGCGCCTCGGCCTGGGCCGGGTCTGTCTTGCCTAGCGTTAGTTGGACGGCTTCGCGCAACAGGTTACGGGCCTCGCCAAGTTCAGTACCTTGGCGTCCGTAGGACTCTTGCATGGAAGTGAACTCTTTTACTATCTGTCCGGCAGTCTTGCCCTGTAGGCGCGAGGGTACTTCAACTCCCTCACCCCAGTCGAGCGGGTCTGGATCGGGCGTAGTAGCAGGGTCTGTCCCGGCGGGATCACCTGTGACCTCACCACCTGCGTCGTCGGTGGTGCTGGGAAACGGTTGTCCATCTCCAACTAGGTCGGTCGGGTCATCGCCACCTAAGAATGTTGCAACGGGCTCCTCAACTTGAGGGGCGGTCGCCGTAACGGGCGCTTGGGGCTTAGTAGCCATTTTTCAATCTCCTAAAAGAGTTATTGACCGTTGGGGTACTCAGTACCCGAGTCTTTAAGGTTCTTTTCTTCTGTTGCCATTCTACGTGCACGGTCCTTCAGGTGCCTGTCGGTCGCTGACGGCCAATCGTGGGCCAGCGGGTCCAGGTAGAAGGAGGACGTGGGTCCGTCACGGCGCGGAGTAGCGCCGCATTGGCAGGGGTCGGGAGTGTCCCGGTCTGCCACAGAGTGCCATTGGTCTTGTTTCGTCCCACACTTGGGACAGGTGTAGCCATAGAGTATGCTCATTATTCCCCCTTTTGGGCGGCTTCGAGAGCGTGCTCATAGGCCGTTAGCTGAGCTTCCAATATACCAGGGAGCTCCAGCATTACTTGCTCGATGAAATCTGCCACTGCCCGGTGCTTGACCAGTTCGGGGTAGGACTTGGCATCGAACCCATCAGTGAGCGCGGACTCGCGCAGTTCACTGATGTAATCGTTCACGAATATCTGGCCCTTTCCTTTAACGTGCGCCAGTGCTTCCTCGGTTTTGAATATGAGTTCCGACAACTCAGCTTGAAGTGCCTCTGTCATTGTTCCCTTCCTCTCTCAAAAGAGCTTCGGTTTCGACTGCGGTCTTCATGGTGTCCGCTTCCTTCTTCGTGGTGCGGGTCTGCACTTCCTTGAGATCCGCTACTGAGCGGGCTTCCTCTATCTGCTCCTGCGGGTTAGGCTGCTGACTTTGATTCACCAACTGCCCAATAGCTTGCGCCATCTCGCCCTTGTCCTTGGCGCCCATATTCTCCACCGCACGTCCGAGCAATAGCCAGAACGGGCCACTGCCGGGTGGGATGAACTGGAGCATCTGGACGATCTGCTGGTTCTCCACCTCGCGGGCAATCATGCCGGCGGCGGAGCGCACGCGGAACGTCACATCATTGAATTGGTATTTCTCCTGGTTGAACTCCACCTGTCGGAGATACATGACCTCGACCAGAGGGTTCAGAAAGTTCTTGCTGATGAGCCGGATGGTCCGATTGGTCCGCTTGACAAGTCCTGCCGCTGCAATCGATTGGCCCCCGAGAGTGCCCTGACTGCCGCGCGCCTGTTGTCCGCCGGAGCCAGTGGTGCCGGTCGCCATCTGGATGTGGCGTTCCATCTCACCTGTGAGTACAAAGGTGCCTGGGGCAGGCGTAGGCATCGTGATAGCCTGGAGCGCCTCACTCGGCGGCCCGTTCACGCGGATCTCGCGGCCCGGTCCCCACTCCAAGCGCACTCGCGCCGGGATGCGCCGGTTGTCAATACCCATCATGGGGTACACGGAGTATTTCATCGCGTCCACCTGCCCACGGAGGAACTCGTCGAGCGTCTCCTGGCTGGTGTATGCCTTGTCACCAATCCCACGACCCCAGAAGGAGCCGGGAACCACGTCCCAAGGCGCAGCAACAAAGGCCCGTTTCCCCTTTAGGGTCTTGTTCTCGCGGGCCTTCAAAAGAAATGCGTCGTTGGCAATAGTCACTATGGACTCCACCATGTCGCGGGTGTCGATCTCGTCAGGCGCCTTGCTCTTGTCCTTGATAGCTGCTTCAAGGAGGGCGCGCGGCACAAGACCGTGGTATTCTGTAATAAGAACCGACTCGTCGCCCTCAACTGGGAGAGTACCGAGTGGGCCGGTAGTCAAATCCTGGGCTGACTCCGCCAAAAGGGGCGTCTGGTAGTAGGTAGCCTCAACGGCAACCTCACCCTCGTCCTTAATCTCGTCGTGTTGCTTCCCGACGATGATATGCTTGGGTCGGTACAGCCGGTGGGCCATACCGAGAGCCATTTCGATGCCTGCCTTGCCGTGCCGGTTGACTGCCGTGTCAATAACGAACTGATAAGGCAGTACGGGCTCCAACTTAACGCGCACGAACGTCTCTTCATCAACTCCCTCGGTTGTTTCACCTTTATTCGGGCCGGAGCGCTTCGCTAGTTTCTGCATAGTCGCCTCTTCGACCACAACCTTGCCAATCATGGTCCCGTAGAGAGCTCCGAGGAAGAAGTTTTCCATAAGTGCGCCCGGAACGTCCGCCTCATCGGCGTCGTCGAGCAACATCTTGCGAATCTTCTGCCAACCCTCGTCTTTTTGGTCCACAAAGTCGTCGGAGAGGTCAAACCACGCCTCTTTTCCGAGAATTGACTCTTCGATGTCGGCGGCTGCGTCCTCAACGGCCTGTGTTAGCGCCGGAGAAACCAGATTCGAGCGTTTCATCTTGCCATCAACCGACTTTTTCTGATCGTCGCGCTGTGACCACTTCTTCAAGTACTTCTGCCACTCAACATCGAGTTTCTGCTGGCGATCTTTCTCCCATTCTTGTACTTTGGGGATGATCCAGTCCTTCAACGCCTCTCTGGCGGAGGTCTGTTGGAAATTTCGGTCAGCCGTTTCGGCTAGATCAACGAAACCTGCGTTTGTATCGGTCATTTAGTCAATCTCGATGTAGCTGCCTTGGGTGACCCCGCCACCGAGGCCCGGCGCGAGTTGGTCTACGTATGCGAGCGCGTCCAAAAGGTCGTCGGGTGCCCTATCTCCGGGGAAATCCGACATCTCGTCCATCAGTTGCTCCAACCACGTCCCAGCCTTCTCGTTGAATGTGACCCTGCCGTGTTCCAGCCGGCCACCGAGCGCCCACACTATGCGCTCCACCTTCTTTGTACCGCCGTGTGTCAGCGGGATAGGTTCAACGTAAAAGCCGATCTTCCGTTGCTGGTCTGACAGGTAGGGGAGGACGGCGTTCATCAGAGCACCCTTCTCAATGCCGGGCTCTCTGACGTGATATTCTTGGCACGCTTTGAGGATTCTGGTGGCAGTCTCCCGCACACCCCATCGTCCGTGCCGTATTTCCTCAACGAACCACTCGCCGTTTTCGAGTATATACACGATGGCTATAGCGGTCTGGTCAAGGTATTTGTACTGCGATGACTTGGCCTCTTCTGCAAACCCTGCGAGGTCAACGGCGATAGCGTGCTGGCCGGCTTCCTTGGGTTTCGGGCCCAGAGTCATCCACTCCATTTTGAGGAGCTTCCCACCTCCCGTTGTGAACTTCGCCATGTACTGCTCACGGAACTGCTCCGTGGTCATGTGCTTCTTGGCGTATTCTATCTCCTCGGGATCGAGGAACGGGTTGTCCAGTGAAGAGAAATGGTGGATGCCCCACCCGAGATCGTTGCGGTGGGTCTGGACAAGTTTGAAAAAGTGGTTCTTACCTCTCGGAGTCCCAATAAAGAGAGCACCACCTTTTACGTCCGTGAGCATGGGGCGTACTGCGACTTCCCACGCTTCCGGTTTCATCTTGGCGAACTCGTCCATCACTGCGTAACTCAGCCCCATGCCGTGGAGTGAGTCGGGATCGTCCGCTCCCATGAGCGCGATCCATCTCTTGTTGACGAGTTGTATGCGACATTCGTTCTCGTACTTGTCGAGCATCACCGGCTCGGCAAGCCGTTTCAATCTGTTCCAGGCTATCCGGCGTGATTGCTGAAACGTGGGACCAACATACCAGACCTCTTTGTCCTGCAAGCTGTATCCGTTAAATTCAGACCGGAGCCCTTCAATAATAAGCCGTTTGAGTGCGTACTCCGTCTTGCCGAATCGACGGCCAGCCACGCATACCACAAAGCGGGAAGGGTCATTAAGGAGAGCCTTCTGTCCTGGGTGGAATTCAAGGTCCAGTACCGCCGTCGTTGCTGCCATCTTGGACTACCTCGGCCTTCACGTCTATGGGACGCGGGCCAGTTGTGTCGCCAATGTTAATCAGCACTACCGGCTTTAGGTTTTGACTTCCGTCCTCGGCTCTTACGCTTGGGATTAGGCTTTGCCACACGAGTTTTGCGGCCCACTGCTTCCCCGCTTTCGCTTCCTCCAGGACTTTCTCGACTACCGCTACCGCTTCCTTCTCCATCAGGGCTAGGAGCTTCGTCTTTACTTCCCGCTGTAACTCCGTACTCTTCCGGCGCCCCAGTGGGTTCCCACTTACCCCCTTGACGAACTGCCCTTGAGAACTCCTGCTCTCGCTGTGCGAGTCGGTTTGCTCTGCGAGTTCTTGCGGCTGCTTCTCCTGCTTGGATAAAGCCAAACTGCACCTCCCGTAACTTCTGGTCTACCTCGGAACCGTTGGGGTCCGCGACCTCAAACTCGACGGTGGTCTTACCGTCGTTGTTGGTCGCCTCGAACGTCCACTTGCCTGTCCCCATGTTCCGGCGGAGTAGCCTCCACTTGAGCCCCTCCATGGACAGCCTTGTTGACCACTGGGTTTCCTTTTTCATTGCGCGCCTCTCTCTGTGCTGCGATTCGTTTGAGTTGCTGCTCGGCCTTGAACTTCTCTTTCAAGCACCTGAGCCTAACTACTGCGTGCGTCTTGGTCGGGTGGCGCGCGCTATCCCCGTGCTGTTCAAGCACCGAGTAGCCCATCACGTACTTGCCCTTCCTCTCCCACTCGCCCTGCCGGACGACCTGGGGTTCAAACCGTCGGCGCATTGCGCGCCTCCCGCTTCACATACTGCTGAATGTACATGAGCGCGTCCAGACCCTCTCCTGGGACCATGCCCACAAAGGTCTGCTTATGCTTCGGGTCCCAGCGCGCCTTGGCGCCACCGAGATTCAGGAGGCAATTATTCTTGTCCGCGCCAATAATCATAAAGCGTCCGTCGCTCCGCATGACGTAGTAGAAGGTCTTGGCGTTAGGTTCCCACCCGGCGGTCTTGGCAAAATATCGAGCCTCGTCGTACCGGAACAGCACATCAGACTTGAATGTGTAGTCGGGTCCGGCCCACCGCGATTCTCTCAGAACGTCCACGGCCTTGATGCACTCCAGGTTTGCGGGGACTGGGGCGGCGCTGCGCTCACCCGCAAAAGCGTCGGGGCCGAACCATGCGCCTGCGGCGCCGAGTAGCGCGGCTGTGAGATACCGAATAACGAAACTGCCTACTACCTTGGCCCACTTACTCCAATACTCTTTCATACTCTTAGCCCTCTCTCAGTTGATTATCGGTACCAGAATGTCGCGGTGATGGCGCCAGCTTCGGTGTAGTAGCAGCCATCGGGGAAATACATATCCACGTCGATAATGTCTTTAGCGGCCACAATCCACACACTCAGGCGCAAGTCGCCTGCGGCGCCCCCATTGCGGAGGGAGATCGTCGGCGTGGTCGCGGCCAACCTCACAAAGATCTTATGGATATAAATTGGGTGACCTATGCCAAAGGACCCAACCTGGGCGCTGGCGGTGAGCTCGGCGGTAGCGAACTCGCTGTAGTTTCCGTTATGTGAACTCATCTTCGGTCCTCGAATTCGGTGGTATTTTCATGGGGTGCCTACCCCAGTAACCGAGTGAGCACCCCCTTTTATGCACGCCTGCAAAAATAAATATTTTGTGCTTACGGGTCAGGGGCTTGCGGCCCCACAAAATCATTCCTTTTACTTGTGTTCTGGTATAAGGTACCGCTCTCTTGGAGAGAGGAGCGTAGCGACGAACGACCGTAGGCACACGTATGCGCGACCCCTAATGTTCCTAGTAATGAGAGGGGACCTGCTCGGCCTGCTGGGCCGAGGACCAGGGTGTATCTTTCAAGCTACATATAGGGGCTTAATGTGTACTCTATACAACATACCGCATGCCTGCATATCCCTGTTCTGGAAATGCTCGCCTTATATGCTAACTAGGCGCCCCTGGCGCCCCTGGTCGCGCAAATAAGGGGGCCTACGCACCAAAAGGGGACCCTTTTCACCCGACGAACGGTGCAATTGGGCAGATGAGCGGTGCAGCATGGCACCCATGCACCAACATGGTGCGTCCTATCACGTGGTGAAACCACGTGAGGCCAGCACCCAGCGCCCCGTGCTATTCCCTGTGTGCGTGTGTGTGTGCGAGGCTACCCCTTCGGGGTGCCGCGCTCGCGTGTACGTGTGTAGATCTGCGAAGCAGATCCATGCCAACACCGGGCCGAGCCGACGAACGGTCGGTTTGACCCGACGAACGGTAGCTGGGCCTCGCGCGTGCGCCTAACTAGAAGATCATTCAATACAGCGCGGGCGCGGCGCGGAATAAGAAGAGTTGACAGCGGCAACTTGGGGGTGTATTCTCTCTTACTTGAACGAAGTGAAAGTAAGAGATAATACATCCCCCAACCTGGAGAAACAAAATGAGCATGAATTGCTACAAGCGACCGACCGAAAAAGTCATCACGTGGCACTGCCTCCCCTGCGAGGAAGACTATCAAGAGTATCAGATAGCCCGTGACCGTAAGATGTTGACCCGGCTCACTGAGCTTAGGGCATTGGAGCCCCGACGTCAACATCGCCACCTACAGTGGTATCAAGTCTAAGACAAGTCAAGTAGATCACTGGAGAAATAACTATGTCAAAGCCACACCTACACATGGATCATGGCCTCTGGATACCCGTCCAAGCTACTCCGAACACGTGCCCAGATGTACGCAGGCGTAATACGCTGGCGCTCCGCTGGACCCGCAAGCGGAATATGGTCAAATGGCTTTTGGGCCGATTGGTCGAATTAGGCCACAAGTAGAGAATTGGCCAGCCAACGACGGCTGGCCGGTATCTCTCTCTACACTTGAACGAAGTGAAAGTGTAGAGAGAGATACCGCCGGGTGGCGGAATCCACCCAAAACCGGAGTAAATAACATGTCAAGACAGACACGCACAGCAGTTGCCGAAGTCGCCAAGCTCCTACGCCTTTCAGGCGCCAAGGCATCAGTCCAGGGCAAGGGTCACATGCGCCGCGTGGTGCAGTTTTCGGACAAGTATAATGGCAAGGTCGAACAGACCTATTCCAAGTCCGAGTGTGACAAGATGTTGGCGGAAATGATCGCCAACGCCGCAGAAACAAGCTAGTAAGCTACTCATACGCTCCCCGGTGGAGCACGCCGTGCAAATGTACGTAAGATTCGTGTGCCGGTCGGAGCGTATGCTTGGCAATACTGCCAACGGAGAATAACATGAAAGCACTACGTATGCAGGAACATCCGGGCGTAAAACTGCCCACTGGAACGCTGATTCGGTACTGGTATTCCCCGCGTGGGAATCTAGCCCTGAATTTGGGCGGCTGGCGCATGGGACGGCTCGTTTCCACTGGTCGAGTCTGGTACGTGATCGAGTCCCTGGACGCGGAAGAGAATCGCCGCAAGTTCAGGATCACATTCACACGTGTAAGAGACGCGGAGGAAATAGGTAATGCGAGTCCTAAGTAGAGCAATAGCCGAAAAGCTATTCGAGTCCGGCGACCTTACTCCGCATGAGAGTGCGGAATCGGCTCGCATCAAAGCCGAGCGCCGCCAGCGGGCGGCGATCAAGCGCCACGTACCTACGCAGTTGAGCGAGACTGCGTGTATGAGTTCGGGGCGGAAAGCTCATTGGCCATGGCGAGACTGTCACGCGGAGCCAGGGCCGGTCAACCACGTATACAAGCGAAAGTAGCAAAAACGATCTACGTAAGCGCATGATTTCATGCGTTTACTTGGACTATTTTGTAAAACGTAACACGTGACGTTGAGCGTCACCCGGAGGTAGAAATGAGTAACTGGCTTGGCCGCACATACTATTTGAGCGACGAGATCGACGTAGGTGAGTTTGTGCGCGGCATTGGTGGTCTGGTGATTGTTGCCGCCATGGTGGCGCGTGTCTTTTGGTTGACAGACTTCGCCTACAACGATCTAGCGCAGGCCCCTGAC